TTACTCTGTACTCCGCACGGGAAAGTACTTGTAGATGGTTTTTTCTGATACACCGACGACATTCGCCACCTGAAAGCGCGTAGCCCCTGTCGCCAACATCGCTTCGGCACGATCAAGCACATCTGACGTCATCAGCCGTTTTCGTCCACCGATGCGCCCCTGCAATCGAGCAGCATCAAGACCAGCCCGCGTGCGTTCGACAATCAGTTCGCGTTCCATCTCCGCTAGCGCACTCATAACATGAAAGAAAAAACGACCTGCGGGTATCCCTCCAGAGTATTACCCGACCTTCGTAGTGAGTTTATTCGAGATTGGGATGATGGGCGCAAAATTGACAGTGGGCGCACAATATTGAGCTTACAGTTAGATTTGTTTAAATCTCATTATCATGCACTTCACTATATCGTTTTTGATAATTACAACAATATAAATGGCACAAGCGGAAGTCCTCTTAGATATGCATAGGGAGATGATCCAGGGCATTCAAATTATAATATAGATTCTTTGGTCGGAGTGACTAAAACCCGCGTCCGTAATATCGCATTCAACTATATCGTGAGAGCAGCATAATGAAAAACTATTCTATTGAAGTTAACTCAGCAAGAATGAATGAATCAGGTTTTAGCATTCAGGCGGGTTGGATTACTATTTATCAGGTTCACCCAGTAAGTCAAAAATATATCAGTGCAAATTATGAATATTTTCCTATTGGTGTAGGCATTCCCGCTGGTAGCTATATTGACGTTCCTGAGCTTCCTTTGGCAGGTTTGGCGCTAAGACGTAGTGTGGATGGAAAACGGTGGGAGTATGTATCTGACTACCGTGGGCAGACTGTTTATAATAAGGAAACCACTCAACCTCAGAAGGTTACAGAGATTGGAGAGTTGCAAGCCAACCAGACCTTATTGGTACCAGCTTCTGAATTTGATAAATGGGAAAATGGGTAACCGATCTGGAAGCTCAACGTCAAACATTAATCGTAAATAAAAAATCAGAACTTAATACCAGGTTGTCTCAAGCAAGTGAACGTATTCAGGTTCTCAGTGATGCTATTGAGCTAAATTTAGCAACTGAAGAAGAAAAAAATGAGCTGAAAGCGTGGAAAAATTACCGCTTACAGCTCAGTCGAGTTGATATTAATTCAGAACAGTTTGTTTTTCCTGATATCCCATCCTTAGCATAATTTAACTAACAGGCTCTTCGGGCCATTCAATATCGGGAGCTTTTGACGTATCAAGACGCATCAACAGCACCCGATATTTCTTCCATGCACTTAATTTTTTTTCTTCTTCTTCACTTGCAATACCTAAATCAACTGCATCTTGCAGGGGGATGACATCTTGGTTAATGCGACTCAACAAAAATTTCTTTTTGTTATCTGCCATTTCGATATTTTCAACCTGGGTGTACACTCGCGGAATAATTGATTCCCCATCAAAAACCCATCCTCCATTAATATCAACACCATCAGGAAAATCGGTTATCTCTGCAACACTCATTTCGATAGGGAAAAATGATGACACATCTTTTGATAAAGAGCGAACAACATTATCCGCATCATACATTATTTTTAGCGTATTTTCTGAAAAACTATTTTGGCACTCATACCAATCATCTCCTGAATCACTGACTAAAAATATTGCGTTGTAATTTGATAGTTCCTTTTTATTTCCTGGCGTATACCTTCTAAATTTAATGAAGTTATTCATTTTATACAACCTCTACTGTTAACCATGTGCCATTAACTAATTTCTGAATCGGCCTGCGGGATAAAGTATCAATGTACTCATCGCTATTATTATTTATAATTGCGGTCATAACATACCCAGCAGTATCTGAAAATCCTGGGCCACGCCATGCATTAACAGAGCTTAATGCGCCCAAACGAATATCTTGAACACCACTGCCTTTCCCTAAATAACGAGAATCGGCTTCTGTTGATGTCAGCGCCCCAATTTCAGTAGCAGTTGGTTTATCCTGATCGCTATAAATACGCGCCCATGGTTTTTCAAAGCCAGAACTATCTCGGGAACTGCGATATTTTATTCCACCATTAGCGAAATCAAAATAAAACTGTGCCGATGATGCCGACCCTGTATTTAATCCCATATGCCAAATAAGGGATGAGTGGGAGTCATTATCCTTTAAATAGGCGCCAGTAGGACTGTTCCAGGGCAGTTCATCTCCTTGATAGATAACACCAGATGAGCCTTGCCGCACATAATTATTATCGGCATCTTTTTTTGTTATAGCACCGACATCCGACGCAGTGGGTTTATTACCTGAGTGATAGACCTGTACAGGATTAAGCCATTCACCATTATTTTGTTTGTATATGGAAATGTCATATGAATTCGACAACATATTTTCATCAATAATAGCAAACCCATACAGGCTATTGTTCTTGTCACCATTCTCTGGAATACCCCCTAGATGTCTCACGGAGATATGTGATTTCCAATTTCCACCAATAAACGTACGACTGCCCATTTCTTGTTGTTGTGATAATTGATGTAAATATTCATCCACATTTGATGGTTTTGAAGGAGTAATACCTACTGCATTCGCCACTCCACCTTTTTCGGAACCCATCCAGCTATATTGCCACTCGCCCCACAAGCCATCGATTGTACTAATTGTTGCTGTACGCACACGGCTATCATCCCCTGACGGGGTAAAAGATATCGCGACGAGTGTCCCATAAAAATCACTATGCTGAATAACCGACCAGAGTAACAAACAGTCGCTAAACCCAGACGGGCGGTCGGCGATCGTCGTATTACACCAATAGAGTCCCGATGGTTTATCTGCCTTAAAATAATCAATAACCTTTGAGTTAGATGGTAACGGAACTGCTTTTCCTCCCCACCCAAATTCCCCTTTGTTCATGGCCTCGCCCAAACCGAGGTTTGCGGGAGTCAGCGTGATATTAGCCGTGCCATCAAATGGTACGCCGTTGATCGTACGGGGGGTTGCAAATTTTACCGCAGCTTGGGCCGTCGCATTTTCAGGTAATGCTCCAACATCAGTCGCTGTCGGAACACGAGATGAACTCAGTGCAACAACCCAAGGTGCATAAATACCATCATCCCACTTTTGCCGCCAAGCATAATCTCCACTATGGTTGGTATATTCCTGCCCGACGAAATTATCGCGCTGAGAAACATGCAGCACGCCATAGCCATACAATTTCTGCCCTTTATACGCTGGCATGTCAGAAACTTTATTGGGATCGGATATCGCTACAACATAATCGCCTGCTTCATCACAACTGGCGAAGGTCATACCGTTACCCAACGTACCACGCTGTAATACATTACTGTAGAACGTGGTTTTATCCTGAATATCTGCCCCGTTTTGGTCTTTAGCCAATTTCGTCGCGCCAACCGACTTCACAAATGCCGTCGTCGCAACCTGCTGGCTATTGCTGTCAATTGCGGGCGTTGGCGCTTTCGGCGTGCCGGTGAAAGTTGGATCCGCCTTCGGTGCATATTGCGTATGTGGATCGGCAGCAGCGGCATGTTTCGCCAGATCGCTACCTGTTTTTTCCTGCTCTTTTTTCAAATAGCTGGTACGACTGGCCAATTCTTTGGCCTGTCGATTTGAAACACCGTCCGGTCCACCTACTACCGGATCTGACGTTTCGATTTGGTAAATGCCGTCAACCCATTGCGGGTTCTCTGACAAATTCGCCATGTTCAAGCGCTCCCATGATTGTAGTTACTGTCGTATATTGCCGTCCGGTTGTAGCGGATAGGCACTTCCCAATATTCGATGCTGGCCAAATGACACCGTGCCGGGGCAAACATCCCAATGGCATTGCGCAACATTCTGGCCTGATCGTTGGTAATGGGTTGTTTTAGCAGCACGCGATAGACAGCCCACGCTGCTTTATCACCGTGTACATAAAGGTTGTTATAGGTGGTTTCGCCGTCGTAGTTCAGGCGACCAATGTTCTCGATCAGTGTGCTGTCGCCGAAGCCGAAGCGACGGATGATCTCTTTAATGCTCCAGGGCGTCCCTTTGCTACGGTGTAGATCGATAGCGGCCTTGATCAACGCCCGTTTGGAATCATCCGACTCCGCCAGTTCCCAACCGTCGCCAAACAACGAGAACTGTTCTGCCAGCCAGGGCAAGGCGCTGCTGTCTGCAATATCAATCAGATAAACCAGCAAGGTATTCAGATCGATATCATCGAAGCGGTCGGCTAACTCCGCCAGCGAGCGAAAGCGGGCGTCGGCAGCCAGAGGCGGTGGCAGCAGTCGTAGTGAATCAGCCATTCGACACCCCGACGACGCTGACATTGATACCCGTACAGTTCGCCCATTCACTGTCATCAAGCACCATCAATGACGGCGAAACGAGCTCCACCTGATACACGCCAGGGATGGAAAGCGTGGCGATAATCTGGCTCGGAACAATGTCGCGCCCCAATGTGGCGGTACGGGTTTCAACCCAGGCTTGAACCGCTTTCTCCGCCGCAGCCTGAACGACGCCAGCCTGTTCACCGTTAAACAGCGTCAATTTGGCGTTAATTGCGTAATCCACCTGAGTGGGAGATTTGGCAGAGACAAGATCCGTCAACGGGCGCACCTGTTCGTCGGAGCAAAAACTCTCCACCAGCGAGAGCAGGCTGTTGTCCGGCAGACCAGTGCTAAGCAAGGGGTAAAGCACCACCTCGCCCGGTACGGGCGACATCACCGCAACATCAACAATGTTTTGGTGCGCCCGCATCGCATGGAAGCGATATGCCAGTTTCGATCCCGCCGTGCTGAACGATTCCGGTGCCAGTTGGACACGCTCTCGCAGACGATCGTCATCCTCTTCGGCGGAGCCGCCGCTGCTTTTGGTGATATTGATGACGCTTAAATCACTGTCGCCAATCTCATCCAGCAGTGTACTGATCTGGGCTGGCAACCAGTCATTGCCAACATCGCCGCTTTCGGTACAGGTCGCCAGTACAGTGACGCCGTTACCGTCCGCTCTCAGCAGCGCATCGCTGTCAGTCGTGAAGATCACGCTGTCAGATGCGCTAACGCGAGTGCCTGCCGGAATCAGCAGATCGCTGACTAGTGGCGTTTCAAGGGTAAAGCGAAGCTCTGCTCGCGCTGGCTGCGCGGCCAAACGGTAGACACCGACAAGCTCTGCCAGATAATCCAGCATCGGTGCGCGAGCAAAAGCAACCAAGTTCTGCTTAGCGGCTTCCTGGACCGCGCTGCGCAATAAGGTTTCCCGGTAGGCAAAGAGGTTAATCAACAGGCGTTCGGCCTGTGCTGGATAGAGTGTTTTCCCTGAGTCAGCTTCATATTTCGCGATCATTTCAGCGGTAATCTTCGCCGCGTCGCGTTCAATAAAATTGGGTTCTGTCAGCGCCATAACAACTCCGTGGTCTGTGTCGCGCCATTAGCGGTTTTCCAGCTAACGAGCAGCGTCAGGTGAGCCCCATTCACAGAAGGTTTAACCGCCAGTAGCTGGCAGCGAGGTTCCCATCGTTTAATAGCCTCTACCGATTCCCTGACGACATGCGGGATCGCACGATCGATCGGATAATCGAGATACAGGTGTAGATTGCTACCAAAGTCAGGCCGATGTGGGTCGCTGCCGCAGGGTGTCCGCAGGATGATGTGAATCGCCTGCATGATATCTGCCGTTCCTTCGACGATCTCGCCAGAACGTTGCAGCGCCGGTTGCCAAAAAACAGATTGAGTTTTCATAGGGGGCTATTGTCGCCCCCGGTGAGAGGAAGGAATATTAAATCGGTTTAGAGAAAGCGTTAGTGCGAGTGGTGATTGGAATTGCCACCAGCGTCCATGACACTACCGCTGGCGCTAACGTTGCCGGAAACGCTAACATCACCGCTGAAGCTGGCACCACCGGAACCGGACATCCCGCTCTCGTAGGTGAGTTGACCTTGCACCAGAAGTTTGCCAGTCACCGTCGTCTCTGGTGCATTGATAATGACACGCGGAGCATTAACCACCACGTCAGTACCGCTGCTAATCGCAATATGCTGCACACCTCCGTTGATCGTTAACGTATGCGTTCGGCGATCGTATTCAATATGTGCGCCGTCAGCGAATGTCACCGCCCTTTTTTCTTTATCCGCCAGCGTTGGCACATCGGCAGCGGAATAAATCGCCCCCAGTACCAGGCCATCCTCGCCATTATCATCCAGCAGAACTTCAACTTGTTCGCCAATATCCGGCAACCAGTAATCCTTATTATTCTGCGTATTGCGCTGTAACACTGGTAGCCAGGCCGTACGCAGATTGTCACACTCTGGTAGACGAACGCGCACCATCACGTGAACCTCATCCACCGCGCTTATCGTGCCAATTCGACGAGATAAACTCATGGAAGCACCTCCTTTTTACTCTTGACCGTCCGCGTTGTTGAACTGCCATCCGGGTGATAAGTCACCAGCGTTTTTCCGCTGTCCGACTTGCGCTTGCCCGCCGTAATCGGTCCACGCGTGACACCGATCTCTGTCGTGTAGCCACTACCACGTTCCAGAACGTGTCGAGCCGATTCGATCAGCCACTGGCCGGAAAGTTGGCCGAACGTCACCAGCTCTATTTTATTGCCCGCCGCCAACTGCGGGCTGCCCATCAGCGTCATCGACCCTGATTGTTGTTTTTCGTTGTGCGCATCCAACGCAGCATCCGTTTTCATCCTCGCGCCAGAGGCATCAGCCGCGCGCGCGTTAACTTTCAACGTATCCGCACTGGTCGCCACACCAGCCGACTTCATTTCGTTTTTCACTCCCCCATCGGCTTCATAAACCATCAGTTTTTTTTCACTCCCTTTCTGATATTTCGTCTTAGCCTTTTTGTAGACGTGGCTGATCGTGTCGCGCAGTGAAAAACGCGCAACGTCCGTTGGCTTAATTTGTCGAACAGGTGCCTGACTACGCAGCGTTGCCAGATGGGAAAAAATCAGTTGGTCGTTAACCACTTTCACGGCATAGCCATATTCGCTGGCAAGCCGCTTTAGAAACGCAACATCGGTTTCCGCATATTGCGTCACGCGATCGATTTTGATGATCTGAATCGTCCCCACCAACATCAACTGATGCTTTTTCGCGATGCGCGTCGCAATAGCGGCTAACGTTGTTTCTTCAAAACCGCGATTTGATTTGGTTCGCAGCGCTCGATTAACCGATGTAGCCACACCACGAATCATCACTTGGCTAGGCGGTGCACTCACCTCAATCTCATCAATTGAGAACGTACCGCAGTCAAACAGCATTTCGCCGAGATAGCCTAGCTTGAGCGACAGCGTGTCACCCGTACCGGGATACCACTTATCTATCCAGCGACCATCGGTATCATCGAGCCGGATCTCAATTGAATCCGATTCATTCTTGATGCTGTCGGTATACGTTACGCTGGTGACATACGGCGCGATATCATTGGTGATGTCTTTTTGCTGATACCACAGGGTGAACGCTGGTTGCAGCACTTCCGACACCGCAGGAGAGAGCAAGGTTAATTCTTCCGTTAACGCAGCCATGGTGGGGTGTCCTCCGCGCTGTTGGCCTCTGCCTGTTCAATAATCGGAATCAGCATCACCAGGCCTGATGGCAACAGTGGCACAATAGGGACATGCGGGTTCGCGGCAATGATACGCGGATAACCGAGCGGATCGCCGTAATACCGATAGGATAAGGTATCCCAGCGTTCGCCCTGTGTGGTGATATGTTCAAGGTGCATATTGTTTAACCCTCTTCACGATTTCCGCCGTCAGTTTGCTTAGCGCAGGTTCAGCGCCTTTAAACGTGTCGCTAGCGGCATCAACATGTTTACTGATGGCTTCCAGCTTCTCGATAACGTTTTTGCTGTCGACACCCTGCAACAAGGTGGCAACTTGCTTGACCTGTTTCAGCATTTCATTCGCCGCTTTATTCACCGCTGTAATTTCAGGCATCATCTTCTCTGCCTGAGCCGCCGTATCAGAAATAGCCTCAGCCGCTTTTTTAAACGCCGGTTCCACCTCACTTAACGGGGTCAATACATTCCCGACTTGCGTAAGTAGCCCAGGAATTTGCAACAGCGCAGTTTCGGGATTTTTCTTCATCCGTTTTACAATCTGAACGGTGGTTTTCACCGCCTTAAAGGCCGATTGTGCCTTCTTGGCATACGTGACGGCCGTACGTAACGAAGTCGCAAAGTCACTTACCTTATCGACCACCTTGGTGATCGCGCTGACGTTGGGCACAGGTGTCTGTATCGCAGGCGGTTTAAGCGGATTCTTCGGATCGCCAATATATTCTCGTAGCGTCAATTCGGCATTCATCGCCAATACGTTACCCTTCGAGTCGGTATGTTGGCTGGTCGAGGTCAGTGCAGTAATCACAAACCAGCCGCGATAATCCCCATTACCGAAGACCAATGCCATTGCCTGATGCGCCCGCATCGCCTCACTCAACCGTTTCAGTTCCACATCTGGCGTACAGTACTGTTGGTGAAACACCAGGCTAATACGAATTTCATCCAGCTTCGCGCCGATGAATTGCAGACCAGGTTTACCTTCAATACGGCCATGCTCGGCATAATCCGCGCCGAATGACGTATTAAAACCGTCCCAATAGGCGGTCACTTTAAATTCAATATTTCCTAATACTGCAAACATCAGGCGTACCCCCTGCGCTCACGCTGAACGAGCAGCTTGTTCAACATATTTTCCAGTTCATTCATGCTAAGCGTCAGCGTCTTCGTCATTTCGGGCGTTGGCGCGACCTTCTGGCCGTTGAGATAAATGGTGGGAGAGAAGGCAACCTGAACACGCTCGGGAGAAGCCGCACTAGTGAACTTGCTTTTCGTTCCGCTAGCAGGAAGCGTCATTGCAATACGCTCTTGCGGGGTTGGCACTAAGCTATCCGTCTTAGATGACTCAATACGAGGTGTTGGTTGTAGCGATAACACAGATACCGGCGTGGGTTGCAGAGCTGGCGGGTTTATAACACTGGCAGCCACAGATTGACCGTTAGCGTCGATAGATACCGTTTTCGAGCCGATACCCAGAAAGTCTTTAACGCTATCGGGAATAAATTCGTCGATCGTTTTCAGGACACTTTTTAGCTCGGGGAAATAACTGACCAGCCCCTTAACCAAGGAGTCAATAATCACGCCACCGAGCTCACTTAGACTGCCGGGAAGCTGAATGCCTAATTCGCTGACGGTATCAGCGAAGATGGAATACAGCACGCCGTAGGGTGACCAATCGAGCAGTAAAGCGGTAATACCCACTACACCACCGGATACCGCATTATTGAGTGCTTCCAGACCCGCATCGAAAGCATTGCCAATTTTTGAACCGAGATCTTTGAAAAATGCAGCGATTGGGTCAAAATAGTAGTAAATCAAAGCAACTACCCCCACAATCGCGGTAATTATCCAACCAACTGGTGTTGTCAGCAGCAAACGCCCCAGCACTAATACTGCTCGACCTGCCATCATCAAACCACTGCGTAATACGCCGCCAAACATACGTGCTAATGTTCCGGCTCCGCCTACCAGCCAGTTCAGAGCGGCCCCAACACCTTGCAATACCCCTGTCGTTCTTAATCCTGCATTAAACAGCAGCCAGCCACGTTGAAGCTGTAAAATGCCGCTCCAGACGTTCTGCAAAGGCGATAGCAATGTGGTAATCCCTAACTTCACCCCACTCAGCGCCATTCTGAATGCGAAGAAACCGGCAACAGCCATCACGATCCCGCGAACCAGTTCAGGGTTTGCTGCCGTCCAGGTCACCAGTTGGTCCAAAATAGGGAGCAACGCATCACTCAGAGAAACCAATACCGGCGTCAGTGCTTCGCCTACATTGAGCGCAATATTCAGCAGCGACGTTGTCATTCGATTCCAACGCGCGGTCAGCGTGTCATTTTGTCGGGCAAAGTCGAGACCAAGCGTTTGCGTGGCAGCCGGGCTGTTCATTCGCTGTTGGTTCGCCTGATAGCTCTGCCAGTTCTGCTTCATCGACAGTGCATAATTCACGGCTTCTGGCGTGCGGAATACCTCCTGTAATCCGTAGTGCTGCATTAAACTTTGTTGTGCATCCACGTTGCCTGCTTTACTGGCCGTGTGCCACTGTTTCTGGAATTGGCTACCTTTGCTATCGATAAATCGGTTACTGATCTGAACCGCTGCGTCATACTGTGAATACCCTCCTTTCATATAGCTTTTCAGCGACGCGTTATAATCCACACCTGCGTTGTAATAGCTGTCGGCAATATCCGTTCGCCCCACTGCATTCATAAAGCTTCCCAGCCGAGCAGCTGTGTTTGCTTCCGTATCCGAACCTTTCGTCGCACTCAGACTGGAAACCAACTGACCCAACGCCTGATTACCCGTCGCTCCCATTGCCGTAAATCCTGGAGCCAGCGCAGTGGCGTATTGCGCCATCGACGCCATGGAGAAACCCTGTTTGGTTCCCGCCAACATGCGAGAGAAAGATTCTTCCAGCGCCTTCGCTCCTTTCAGGTTAAACACATCATCCAGCGTGGTTGCGAGTGAGGTAAGATCTGACAGCGCCGCACTAGAGGCCGTTGAGGTTTTCCCCAATACGGACGCGACCTCCGTTGCCTGATCCGGTGACATCCCGCTCTCAAGCAATTGCCCAGTACTGCTGAGCAACGCATCCGGCGTTTGATTCACCTGTTGAGAAGATTGACGCAGGCGCTGCCCCATCAATTTTTCTTGCTCGCTCGATATCCCATGAGCAACGCTGATGCTGCGTAACTGCGCCTCAAATGACGCATAGCGTGTGACCGACGCCACTATCGGCTTCATGACAGAACTAAACTGCTCACGCTTAGCCTGAAAATCACCAGCGAGTTCACCCCGACGGCTGCGTAGCGTTTCCTGACGTGACTGGCTACGCGCCAGCCGTTCCTGATTGGTTTCTAGTTCACGTAGCGACTGGCTCAGCCGTGACGTCGCCTGTGTGCTGCGCGATATCGCCTGCGAGCTGATGATGCCAAAACGTTCAAGCGACTGATTAAACTGCCGCTGCCGCTCTTGCGCCTGTTGGAGGCTATCATTAAGTGGCTGCAGCGATTTTTTTGTGTCATCCAGCGTGGCGCCAAACGCCCTGCCCAGCATGACACCGTTTAAAAGCATATCCACGGTTCACTCTCATTCAGAAAAGCCCCTTGCGGGGCGGATCGGAGACGGCGGCTCGCGCCGCTCCCGTTTGATTTCCCCATCACAAACCGGGGATAAGACGAGGAAGGACGGGTGATAAGCGAGAGAAGAGACAGGTGGTGAGGGAGCAAAACGGCCAGCGTCCTGTCGCTGGCCGGGGTAGGATAGATGGTGGCCTAATTAATCCTGTCAGTAATCAGTCTTCCTCACCGTTCTCACGTTTTATCTGCTCACTGGCCTCATCCAGCCAGCATTCAAAGTCGTCCAGTTCCAGTGAATCAATCTCACTCGGCTGAAAGCGAAACCACCTCGCCAGCAGAGCTTGCGCTTTCCACAGCAGCGCTGGCTGCGTTATCCAACCCAAGTAACTGTTGAAATCGTTTTTGCAGCGCCATGTAGTCCTGCGCGTCCATCTCATCGATGTCTTCCGGCACCAGACCGGTCATGCGCGACAGCAGTGCGTCGTCCCAGTTGCTTGGGTCATCGCTGATTTTTTTCACCGCTTTGATGTCTTTGACTTTCAGACGCTTGAGCGAAATGGACTCCACGCGTTGACCGGCGGAAGTGGTGTAAGGGAATTGCAGAGAATAGGTTTCAGTGTGCATAACGGCTCCTTAGTAAATGTCGGGAGCAGTATCGCGTGCGGCAAGGAATAACGATTTTAAAGTGAATTAGAAAACGAAAATGGCGGGCATAAGAAAGGGGCCGAAGCCCCAGTGTAATACGTGTGAATAGTTATACGGTCCCAGGGACCCAATTTTGTAATTCTTCTTCCGCGAAAAAGCGAAGGACACAATCACTCATGGGATAAGCTACATCAGTCAAAACAAAACCCGCTGCAATCTGGTCATCATCTAAAAAAGTGCCATCCCTCTGATCAACTTTACCAGAAATTAAACGCGCCGCAGACACCGGGCCAGCACCAGACCGATCGCTATAAGGTAAATCGAAACCCGCTTTTTCCCCTGCATCCAAAATATACATATTATCAGGGCATTCAAACTGGATCTGATTTTCAAAATCGATAATGGTGTAATACCTAACCATAGTCACCTCACTTATTAAGTTAAACGCCCGCCTCACTCGCGGGCCTGGAAGATAAATTAACCGCCGATATTGGCGCGGTAGCTATTCAGTTGATCCACGCCGCCCACCATGAAGATGTTGGACATATAATCCAGCTCCAGCAGGTCTTCACCGTTCATCACCTGCTTGATGTAGGTGCAGTTGAACGCGCTGCTGAAATCTGGGTTTTCATGTTGCTTGAACGTGCCCAGTGGATTCTTTTTGAACATGATGGTCATGTACGTCACCAGCGGCACTTCTTCGATACGCCCCTGAGAGCCGTAGCGTTCCACGCTGGAGCGGCACTGCAACGCCAGAGACTGGTACGGATTCGCCGCCGCCAACATCGCTTCGCGGTAGAAGGAGTTCCATTTGATCTCGCCTTCCAGCTTGTCGAAGCCCGCAGGCAGTTCGATCTTGCCGACCATGCCCAGCGCCTTGTGCTCCTGCATAATCATGGAGACATCCGGCAGTTTGATTTCCTGTGCACGCCCCAGCAGGTTGGTGCCGTTGATGTAGATGTTGGCGTTAGTAATACGGTTTACTTCAATTTTCCCGGCCATCAGTTAGTGCCCTCCAGCGTTACCAGGTATTCCGAGGTGATCTCCGTCTCAAAGGTCAAACGCTCAAGCGGTGGCGGCGGAGTGAATTTGTAGTTAAGCAACAGGTGCCCTGCCGCCAGTTCGGTTTGCTCGTTACGTGCAGCATCGAACCAGCATTTGAAGCCCAGCAGTGCGCCGTCACCAATCAACTTGCGACCGTAGGCGTTGACGGACTCCACCAGCGCATCGATCAGCGCCTGGTTGATCGGCATATCGATATACTGCTGGCTGAAATAGCGGATGGATTCGTTAATCACATCGCCAGTACGACGCACGTTTTCGAAGTTCTTCATGTGCGTTACGGTTGGCCAGGCAGCGGTGCGGTTACCCCACAGACGCAAGCCGGAACCGTAGCTGTTGAAAATGGTGCTGATGCCCTGCTCGTTCAGCAGGTTCACTTCACTCTGCGGATCGTCGATCATCGCGGACAACTGGCGTTCTACGCCGGTGATCCCTTTGATTTCCTGATTAGATGACGACCACCAGAAACCTTTCTCCAGATCGACTTTGGCACGCAAGCCAGCGGCTCGCGCCGACAGCGGCTCCAGACGTTCACTGTTAGTTTCCGCGTCATACACTTTTACGTGCGGGTAGCACAAACGAGCGCGCTCGGAGCTGGTATTGAAATTGATCGTACCTTCCGGGCCACGGCCGCTCAGCGCCTGCGCAAAGGTAGTACCGATTGGCGCATCGATGTAGGCAATCGCGCCCAGTTTGTCTGCCAACGAGATCAGTTCAGTCGTTACGCTGTTTTGCGTACAGAACACTGGAGAAATCAGAATCTTGGCGAAGAAGCCGTACAGGTTATAGGTATCGTTCAGCAGCTTCATACCGGTACGCTTGCCCGCGGCGTTGATGCTGCCGATGATGTCGGCGGCAGTCACTTTCGTCACATCAGCAAACTCATAAGACGCGCTGACCACTGCGGAGACATCAATGTTTTTACCCAGGTTTTTCAGGACGCCGGTTTGCGCATCCAGCGTATAATCCTGACCTTCCACAAACGGCTCGCCGCCTTCTGCCGCCGTCAGCACCAGTTTGGCGATCACGCGGTTAGCCAGTTGCGCCGTACTGGTCGCTTTATCAAACGTGACTTTTTCCGCGCTCACAGAAGATTTGTGCTTCGCCGGATCCAGCACGTTGATCACCAGAACTGTACCTGCACCATGATCGTAAATCGCATCCAGCGCCTGTGGGATGGTATAGCCACCGAACTGGCTACCAAACTGCGCCGCGTCTTTTTCGGACAGGCACAGCGTCACATCATTTACCGCACCCTGTGGTGCTGTACCAATCAACCCAATTACCGCAGATTTGACGGTCTTCACCGGACGAGCACCGGTTTCAACTTCAATCGTTTCTACACCGTGTAAATAATTAGCGGCCAAGGGTCACCTCCGTTGCGCTATCAGCCAGACTCTGACCTGCGACGGGCAACAAATAGCCCAGCGCGATCAGCGTTTTCACGTACTCATGATCTGCTGGCAGCTCAGTCACCTGAGCAGGCCAAAGCAGAATTTCTTGACCATCTGCCAACGTGACGCCGCTGGCGGGGCCGGTATAGCGGTATTTCATGCGTCTTTCTCCTCATAATTAACCGTGGTAAGCAGCGGACCATCCGTCTGCTCGCGGTCTTCGATAAAAAGGGTTTCAGTGGTGCAATCGATGGCGTAATGCCAACGGCCTTCGGTGTAACCAACGTAGCGGTCGCGCACTAACCGGATACCGCGATGACAGTCAGGCAGTCGGTATCCTCCCAGCACCTGACGGATGGTATCGAGCGTGGCCAGCACGCCGTCTTCGCCATCCAGTTCCGCCAGCAGCACGGCAACCATCAATTGAGGTCGCTGCGTTTGAACCGGAGAATCCACATCTTCCGGTGCAGAAAATTCGGATCCGCGATATCCCACCAGCACATCGCCAGGTGTCAGGAGATCTGGACTGATCAGAATGTTTTCTGGACAGGAAGCGATCCGCCGTGCAGGTAAGTACTGCTGGAGGCGGGCTATCACCGCATCGATAATTGGTTTGGTATTCATATCCGTTCACCCGCTGTGTTGATGGCGTACTGCTTTGATGGCGCTAGTATCCGGGTAATGACTGGCTGCGGCTTTTAATCTGTTTTAGAAAAAAACAGCGATATGATTTATTGATAAAAAACGTCTAATCCAATGAAATATAAAAATTATTTTGATAAAAAAAACGCCAACACAATCGTGTTGGCGCAGAGGAGTATGACGACACAGCTAAAGAGAGAATGCAGGGGAGAAACCAACGTTACGAGTTACCTATCCCAGTATTTTTCCGGCCGGGCGATGCCAACCATGCAGTCAACCGCATATTCGACAACGTCCACTCCTAGGCGGGTGAGATTCGCCAGCCAGACCCCCTCTACCTGTTTGGTCAACACCGCCATCTTGCGATCGGCCAGATAATCCAAAGCCTGACGCAGTTCCGGTTCAGAAGCATCGGCATACAGCCGTTGCATCACGGCCAATAAAAACATTTCATTCGCGGTATAAGGACGTGTTTTATTTAATGCAATGAGCAAATGCCAACGCATCGATTCCTGTCGGATACACTGCGAATCAGCCATGATGTCCTCCCGAATACCGCTGTTGCACTAACTCCAGTTTGTTATAAAGTGCATCCAGCTTGGCTTCTATTACCGTCTGACCACGGATGTAATCCTCACGTCGCACATAAATCAGCGGTAAATCGGCGCGAAACTCCAGAAACTCACGTTCCAGTCGCGTCCACCCCTGTTCGCTCTTCTGCCGTGCATTTTCCAGGGCAGCAAAACGCTCGTTCAGCCGCTTTTCAATCTGGGTGAGTAAAATCCGCCCGGCGGCAAACAAGAAGCTCATAAACGACAGCAGCAGGCCGACCAGCGACCAAAACTCTACTTCAATCTTCACGTGTTACCTCCCTTGCCTGTTGTAATGCTTCGATGTAATCCAGCAGCGCATTAACCTGCACACTCAGCGCCTGATAGCGCTCTCCGTTGTCGCTGATGTTGGCGAGGATATCGCGCTGGGAGACACCTGAAGGCTGTAATTCGGCATCAGCGGTTGCGCTGAAACCGGGCGCTGTGCCAGCGTGGCGGGCAAAGGTGGTAATGTCTGAGGCACCATCGGCGGACAAACCGAAAGCGGCGTTGTAGTACTGCACGAAGCCACGAGTAAACACGCACTGCACAGGCTGAACCTTGCCTTTTTCGTCAATGTATTGCTGAGTAACATGGTCGATTTTCCTTTGCAGAGCGGCGTTGTCTGCCGCCAGTTTTTGACGCGCTGCCACATAGCGCTGTTCGAGTTGATTCCCACGCTCAACCTGCTGTTGGTATTGCTCTGCCGCCGCACGTAATAGCTGATTTTGGGTTTCGGCCTGCTGTTGCTGTAGCAAATTGAATGCAGCCAACTGCTTTGCTGACGCAGCCTCCCCCAGTGCCTGCGCCAATTGGTAACCCTGATTACGGCCGGTTAAATAGACTACAAGTAGCAGCACAACGGTAAGCAGGACAGCGACCACACGCGGCGAAAGAAAGGATTTCAGGCTAGTAATAAACAGGCTATTCCACACAGCTCGCCCTCCCCCAGCCCAAATAACGTGGCGCCAGCTGATGCAAGATGCGATCGGGATAATGGCGGTTCTCTCGCCAGTTGGCGGTGCTGCGCCCGGCATTGACGGTTTCCACATGATCGAACCAGCGAAGTATGTCTTTGTCGGCGAGCTTCGCACGTTGCTTATCACGTTGTAACCAGCCAAGTCCGCCGTTGTAGGACGATAAAGTCATTGCCATGCGTTCACAGTCGTTACGAGCGCTGATTCGCGTCCATAACCAGCGATCGTAACCCGTCAGCGCACGGATAGCCCAAGCGGGGTTAAACGGCTGATTGGCTCGAAGCTCAGGAACAATACCGCTGAACCAGTCGGCTGTTGTCGGCATAAACTGCGCCAACCCCTGAGCCCCGACGGGCGAGACTGCCCGTGGATTCCAGCCGCTTTCCTGATGCAACTGTGCCGCAAAATCAGCAATCGGGGCATTCATCCCCCAATCCAGCCGTGCGCTACGAATCACATCACTGCGGTACGCCTGTGCGGCACGAGGGATTGTGTCTGCAAAGACCGTAGCGCTAAAAAGCATGGGGCTAAAAAGCAGCGTGATAAGAATATGTCGCATATCACAGCCCCATCGCTACGCCGATGCAAACAGCTGACACAATCAGCGCTCGTCGTAACATTGCTGCGGCAAATACCGTGTGGTGACCGTCCCGAACAGGAAAACGTCCACGCGGCACAGGTTCATCACCTTGTTCAAGGAATAAACCGGGGCGCGCTTTAGGAAACAGAGAACGATCCAGCCAATAGCCTAATACGGCCGCGAGTGAGATAAGCGAGAGCTTATAGACAGTGACGGGAAGCTGTTGTGGTGAGATCAGCCCGATAACAGCAAAGAGACAAGCCGATGTCACAATCCAGCCGGTAAGACGCGGTTTTTTGATTTTTTTCAC